CTTCCATCCAAAAGGCCGTGACATTCACTACGTTCACGGACATATCAGCGCTCCCAACGTCGACCTTGTTTGTGTCCTGGATAGGACTGAACTATATAGCAGGGACAAACGGTACAGCTATCAGAATGCCTGAATTCACATGTTATATTGGACCTCAGACTATGGCGGCTGGTGAGAAGCTGTTTCTAGGTATATGGAGCAATGATACTGCGGGTAGATATGTGTCGTGTTGGAATACAGATTTCACTAACACGTCCGGAAGTGTGTCTCAGAATGTCAACGTGACTAACGCTTCCCTAAATACTAACGTAACTAATGCGTCATTGAACACTAATGTTACGAATGCCTCTCTAAATACCAACGTGACTAACGCTTCTTTGAACACAAACGTGACAAACGCTTCACTGCCTGTAACTGCGACAGTTAGTGGTACCGTGCCGGTGTCGATCGCCTCCACTGTGAACACGAATGTGACGAACGCTTCACTACCTGTGACAGCGACAGTTAGTGGCACAGTGCCCGTGTCGATCGCATCTACTGTGAACGCGAACATTACGAACATTCCGTTGCCCATCAGCGGTACTGTCACTGCTAACATAACTGCACCGATAACACTAACTGGTACGCTGGACACTCACATCGTAGCAATTGATACTTTAGACAATCCATTATGGACTACCAACATCTCGCCAAATCTGCCAGTTATGTATCCCCCTGCTGCGGTAACGTCAACATATGAGTACGAAGACAGTTCAATATTAGAAGGCAGTTTCAACGCATACGGCAATGAGCAGTTGGATTCACCGATTGAACAATCTAGGTTGCTCAATCCATTTCCCAGTCAAACAGACGAAGGTTACGTGTTCAAAGAAGTTTCTAATACCTTAGTTGACATGGTTGAGGACAGCAAGCTGGATCGAACAGTTAAGACATTTGCAAGCAATCTAATTGATGAAGACATCCCATTGCGCACCGTCCCAGGTTACAAGGTTTTTCAAACGGACGAGACATTTGAGGAGCGGGTTAAGCAAGATATCATGATACGCGACAAGCCCAAAGCTGTTGGCGAGGGTGGTCCTCCAAAGAAGCCCAAAGCCCAAGAAGTAGCCGAGGAGAAAAAGAAGGCCAATGCCAACACTAAAGCTATCATTGTGAACAGAGCGCTTGCGAGACTGCGCAGACAGAGCTGGAGACACGCCTTTGTGTGGCTGACCTATGGGGACAAGTTGGACACGGATCTAGCTACTAAGATAACTGAAGGTTTGGAGACCGTAGGTTTGCCTGATAACAACAGTGTCGAGCATCATCTATGTAGACACTTGGCATCTGGCGTTTCGAATGGCCGTATTTTAGACTACCTAGGCACTCGTATCCCAGCGATGGGTGAGTATCAGATGAGTAAATATTACAAGCGGTGGCTTGTAGACAGATTTGGAGGGTTCTTTTCGGGTGTTTCACCTCGCGTACTTCCTCCTTCCAAATCTGTCTTCAGTTCCGAAGGTAATGCTACGCACCTGGCAGCAGACTGCGAGACCAAAGACATAGAGGAATACCATCATGCGATGAACCATAAGAGTACTGCTATTCCTGCCTCTAGTGAGGAAACCGTTGAGTACGCTAGTGATGTGGTTAGACAAATCATGTTACAAAACGGGTTTGATGAAGACAGTGAACATTTCGCAGAAACTTGTGCTAAAATAATGAACAGCGGCACTTTGAAGTGTTCAGCCAAACCATGGGCACGGCAGCCCCTTAGAACTCCACAGTTAAGTGGCTCACATGGTGAATGGACTGAGTCTGACGATGTAGACGTGGTTGAACTGATTGACATGAGTGATAAACCCAAATGTGGTAGTTTC